ACCAACATTACATCCTAAATCGAGAACTACTGTATCTTCATTTAATTCAAAGTCTCCATAATTCCTTATGCAATCTCTTATCATTCTTCTGTCAATTGCATGTCTTACTTTTAAACCACGTAAGTCAATTCTCTTCGCCATTATTTTCCTTTAAGTCATGTTCATTCATTGCTAATAAAGTATAATGCATAATTTTCATTAAATCTTCCTTATTAGCTCCATTCTTTTTGCCATATCTTGACGCATATTTTAATACATTGCCAAGACAAAAATCTAATCCTAAGCCGCTAGATGAGATTAAATCCATACTTTGTACACCATTAGGTGATGAATAATGTTTAGAGTAAGTACCCTCAACATATTTAGTTAACTGTTTTATGTTTTCAGCTTCGTTAAATTTCATATTATTAAGATTCATAATATTATCAATTTCATCACTTGTTATATTGTGAAAATTCATTTTTTAATAAAGTCAAGTTCATATACAACACCATCATATTCAAACGAAATAGTTGAATGTGAGTATTCATTTACTGAAATAGATTTTTTACGAGTTTCAGATTTGCATACCATAGCAGTACCTTTAGCTAATTTGCCTTCAGCATCTTTAGCTCCAAGCATTCCACCAATAACGGCACCTGGTACTTTACCACCATCTTCATCTATCACGTCCCCAACAACTGCACCAAAGATTGCACCCCAAAAAGCTCCATTGACTATATCTGCTTGATTTCCAATGATAACTTCTTGTTCTGAACACACTTCGACTGTGTATGGTTCTAAATAAACAACTTCACGATAATTGTCTTTAACATTAATCATATTTTGTGAAGCAAGTGCTGACATACTTGCAGCAATAGCCACACCTATTAATGCTCCTTTAATGTGGTAATAATATTTGAATTTTTTCATTTTGTACTCCTAATTTAAATATAGTTATATTATATCATAAAAACTAGCCAAAGTAAACAGCTGGGTTGCAAATTAAACTGCAACCGCATCTGAAATTTTAGCAACTAATTGCTTAGTATGTTTTTTAGTTTTGTTGAACTTTTTAAATTCATTCCTAATGTCTGAAATTGTTTCAGTCTTTTTAGGTTCAAATTCAGTATCAACATGTTTTTGTCCAACTTTAATAATGAAATAATCATCGTAACCTTTTGTTTTATTCCAATGACTATGACCATTTTTTCTCCACTTCTTTATAACCTCTTTAAAGTCAGGGTCATTTCCACCAAATTCAGTAACATCCCAATAACCTTGACCAAATCCAGAAGCATTTTCAGCTAAATGGAAACCAAGTATTTTAGCACCAGTAATTTCTTTAAGTCTAATTAAAAGATTTTTGTATAAATCTCTAGTGTTTGAGCCTTGAACCAATTTACCATTAAAGTTAACTAATGTGTTTGAACGATGAGTTTTAACATCTGCATATTTGTCATCATTAATGTGTATTGAATCTGGGTAACCATCAGTCAAAATCATTATATTTGTTTTTTGAATTGCATGTTTTTTCTGAAAAGCTTTAGTAAGTTTAGCTGCTAAAATCGTAGTTTGAATAAGTGGAGTTGAACCCATTGAATCGATTATAGCAAGTGCACCACCATGTAAGTAATACTTACGACTTCTGCTATATGAATGTGCTTTAGACAAAGCCCATGATGTTGAAATAGCTTCTTCAAAAGTTTTAGTATTCATATATGATGAAAACATTTCAACAACTTTAATCCTAGTTAAATCATCAAGCTCATTACCTTTAACTTCAATCTCATCTTGAAGTTCGCTACCATACCAATGTGAAGTTGTAAATGAATAAACTTCAAATGGAATGTTAACTTTTCTACAAAACATTGCAATCGTAATTGCTTGGTTAGTTACATCTTCAATAATATCACACATTGAACCAGAATAATCAACGAACATCATAATTCCGTGTGATTTAGCTTGTGCCAATTGAGTAGTTGTAAGGAATATGTCTTCTGAAATTTTATATGAATGAAGCTTTAATGGGTCAAGTTTTCCAGACTTTGCAGTCGTAGCTCTTGAATATTCAAAAGCAGCCTTTTTTCTTTCAAAATCTTTAGCTAATAAGTTAGCTGTTGAGTTTAATTCAGGCTTTGAAGTAATCCAATCTTCTTTAACTGATTCGTTTGCATAAGCAGAATATTCTACATCTGCTTCATGTTCTGCAATCCATTCCATTCTTGCTGCTTTTGCTTCTTTATAAGAAAATACAAGCTTTTCTAAATTTTCTGCTGTAATACCTGCAGAATATTTAGATTGCTTAGACTCATCACGATCTGTTTTTGTTTCAAGTAAATCTTTTTCATTTTCTCTAAACTTATCGTCAGTCCAAGTTTCATGTTTTGAATCTGTTTTAATTTCTTCATCAGCACCTGTTGAATCTGATTCTTCTTCTTCAGTACCGCCATTTGAACCTTCACCTTCTTGGTCCATTTCCTCATCATCTTCAGGAGCAGTAGTACCTTCAGGGTTTTCAGTTTCAACTTCATCATCGCCGTCCATGTCATTAGAAGGAAAATCAGCACCTGTACCTTCAGGTTGCTCTTCTTCCTCTTCTGCATTTTCTTCAACAAAAGCATGTAATTTTTCACAAACATTAACAACGTCATCCCAAGTTTGAACTTCCATAGCTTCTTTAACTAAAGGAGACTCTTCATCAGAAAATTCAACTGGAACATAACCTCTACCTTTTGAAGAAACATTAAGTCTGTCCATAAGACCAGCTTTGTTAATGTCTCTATCATCGGTACCAAATAGGTTATCATCAAAAAGTTTAGTATAACCTAATTTGAATCTTCTAACGATTCCAGGATATGTTTCCTGAATCATACGTTCAATTCGAATATCTTCAACAATATTTAAATAAGCTCTAGGGATATGCTTAATTTTCTTTTCAGAATCGTGCCATCCATCAGCTGGAGTATAAAGAGCATGACCAACTTCATGTCCAACAAGTAAGTCATAAACATCTTTTCCTTTGTCAGCCCAAAGTGGTAATCTTAATACTCTATTTTCAACATCAAATGAAGCTGTTGAGTAATTACCATGTTGAACTGATAGGTTCTCTTTAGCTAATAGCTTGGCTAAATATTCTTGAGCAGATAAATTCATTATTATTCGTCCTCCCATTCATCATTAAAGTTACCATCAATTTCAACTTCAGGCTCAACTTCAGGCTCTGGGTTATTAATTGTAGCATCAACTTTTTCATATAAATCTATAAAAGCAGCTTTAGTATCTTCATCAAATCTGTTAACACATAAAGCAATTGCTTTTTCACGTTTATTGAAAATTGAAAAAGTTTGAACGATGTGGCATAATCTACGAGTTGAAATAACTTCGTCAATACCTTCATCATAAAATGTTTTTCTAATAGCATCAGCCCAGCCAACTAAAAGCTTAGCAAATTCTTCATCAATTGTTTCGAATTTTTTCATATGCTTCATAACAATTTTTTCTTCAGTTTTAATAGCTGGGAAAGTTTGTTCAAGCGTAATAGTAAATCTTTCAAGGAAAGCATCATCAATAATAGTAGCACCTGAGTATCTACCATCTTCTGAACCTTTACCTTTTGTGTTAGCAGTAGCAATAACATTAAAACCGTCTTTAGGTTCAATGACTTCACCAGTCTTTTTAACTAAAACTGGCTTACCTTCAAGAACTCCTTGAAGACACATAATTTTATTAGTACCTCTATCAATTTCGTCAATCATTAAGATTGCTCCAGCTTCCATAGCTTTAAGAACTGGTCCTTTTTGGAAAACTGTCTCACCTTTGATAAGACGGAATCCACCGATTAAATCATCTTCATCCGTTTCAGGAGAAATTTGAACTCTAACATATTCACGTTTAAGTTTTGCACATGCCTGTTCAATCATAAATGTTTTACCATTTCCTGAAAGTCCAGAAACAAATGTTGGATAAAACATTCTTGACCTAACAATTTTTAAAAGTTCTGTAAAGTTACCCCAAGCAACAAATGTATCATCAAAAGCAGGAACATAAACTTCATCATTTGAAACTGAAGCAACCGCAGTGCTAAATGACATTTCAGGGTCTTTTTTAACTTTAGCTGACTTAGGCATTAACATTGATAAATCATAAGTACCTCTTGAAACTACTGGGCATTTTTCTCTATATTTAACAAATGTATAAGCTGACCTTGGATTTTCTCCAATATCAGATGCAGCTTTTTTAATTTCGGTTGTTGTAAAATGAACCCTGCCTGGGTAATCATTCATTAATTTTTCTATCGCTTTATTCATAATATATATTTTTTCCTTTTTTTATTATTTAATAGTACTATTATACCATAGTTTGGTGGTTTCGTGTAAGAACTTATGGGTCCAGAACGAACGAGTCAGTAGGCCAGGTGAAAATTTATTTAAGGATATTTTCAATGGATTTTTGATTAGTTTGTGGAAATGAGATTGTAATAGACGTTCCCGGTCCATAAGGAATTGGGTTTAACGTTATAAGTTTAGCTGAAAATTGTTTTAAAAAATCCAATAAATCCCAAGCCGTTGTATTAGGGTCGATATCATAAGTTTTTGTTATAGTCATATTTTGGTTCCTTTTTTATTTTAATAGTACTATTATACCATAGTTTGCAGCTGGCGTGTAACTTTATGCGACTAATAGCTGCATAAAGTACTATTTTTCTATTAAAAGGCTGTTTTATAGAATATTATTCTATAGACGAGAAGTTGTTTTTCTTAATAAACACAATTTTATCCAGCAGCTTACTTTCGAGCATGTCAGGTTTATGTGATATAATAAATGTATTAGTCCCTTTATCTAATGTCTTTAATATTTTCATTAGGTTATCCACACCATCTTCATCAAGAGATGAATCAAATGTCTCGTCAAGAATTAATAAATTTGTGTTTGTAGAGTTTTTCATCTTTGCTATTTGTCTCCATGCAAATAACAAACTTAAATCAATTCGCATCTTTTCACCTTCTGAAAAGTTATCATATACAAATTTATCTCTATGTCTCGATTTAATTGATTCTTCAAAGCTCTCATTTAAATGAAACGATACAAAAAATTCAAGCACCTGGAGGTACTTATTAATTAATGCATTCATTACTGGTAGATATTCCCTAATAATTTTCGTTCGAATACCTGTGTCTTTTAACATTTCTGATGCAACATCATTATATAATAATTCTCTATTAGCTTCATTATATGTATCTTGCATATCAATTAATTCATATCCCATATCAACTAAGTCTTGAGTTGGTTTTTGAATATCAACTTCTGTAACTTTTTTATTTGTTAAGTCACTTATTCTATCTGAACACCAATTAATTTTCCTATTGGTATCAAGCATAGAATTAATATCATCTCTTGCTTGTTCTATTAATAAGGAAGTAGAATTATATTTTGCTTCATTATGAGAAATTTCTTGTTGAGTCTTTTTTGCCTGGTCTTTAACTTCAATAAGCATTGCAGTCTTTAATTGTTTATTAATCTCTTGAGTACATGTGGGACAATCATCATTATTCTCAAAAAACTTAGCTCTACCTACAAGGTGTTTCATAACATGATTACATTCACCTTTTTTACTACTTAAATCATCTTTTATATCTCTTAAAGATTTTAATTTTTGTTCAAGTCCGTATGGATATGTTTCTAATTCTTTTTTAAATGTTTCAAGTTTTTCTTCACAGTCTTTAATTTCTTCATCAAAAGATTGTTTTGCTTCATTATTTATTTCTTGTAATTGATTCAAATGCTTTTTCTGATAACCAATTTTATCATTTTGAGCTTCTACTTTAGCTCTAGATTCTTTGGCTAATGCCCTTGCTTTTGAATTTCTTTCCCTCAATATAACCTTCATCTTGCTGAACACACCAATATCTAGGAGGTCTTCGATGACATCACGCCTATCGTGAGCCTTTAATTGCATAAAAGGGACAAAGCTAGATGAACCTAATACGACTATTTGATGAAAGGATTTATGGTTTAGTTTAAGAATATTTTGCTCTAAAAACTTTTGATAGTCCCTAACATTCGTTTGTTGGTCTATCATCTTACCATTTTGATATACTTCAAATGTTTGTGGATGTATTCCTCTTACCACTCTAAATTGATGGCCAGCTGTTTCAAAATCTACTGTTACTTCACAAAGTTTTTTATTAACTGAATTTATTAATCCAGGCTTATTAACATTTCTATGTGCTTTACCAAATAAAACAAATGATAATGCATCAAGTATGGTAGATTTACCAGTACCATTAGTACCTACAATAAGAGTTGATGGACTCTTATTTAGTGGAATTGTTATTGGATTGTTGCCGGTTGAAAGAAAGTTTTTATACGTCAGGGTTTGAAATATTATCAATTTGTATTAGCTCCGTTTGCTTTTCAGTTTTTATGAACATCATCTTTAAACCAATCGAATCGACTTGTTCTAGAAAGTGATCACATTTATTATATAGTTGTGCTGCGAATAAACCTGTTTGGAAACCCATATCCATATGCATTTCCTCTTCGTCTATATCATGCATCTTTATAGCAAGTTTCATAAAATAATTACCTTGTGGAGATAATTCACCACAATTCATCTTCCAATATTCTATTCCACCTAATACCATTAATACTAAAGATTTGTCTTCAAAGTATTGCCTGTATTTTTCTTTATCTAAATCATTTTTTGATTCTTCTTCAACATTAGCCATTGGTTTTATATCAGGGTCTACTGTTGGAGTTTCATCAGTTACAATTTCTACCACCTCTGGTTTAGGGCTGAAATCTGTCCAGATTTGTTCAGCCCAAACCAATAAAGGGAGTAAAACTAATATTAATATTAGCCTCTTATATCCTCGCATGCTTCTCCTTCACATGCTGGTGTTTCGACAACAATTGGATCGCCGCCTATACCAACTAATCCTCTTGCTTTGCTCATTTGATCGCTCAACATCGAACAACCAGCTACATTAAATAAAACGATAAGACCAACTACCACAAGTGCTAGTATTCCCCATCTACTTTTTGAAATTTTTTTCATTTTCATTGTATCTCCATATCTAAGGCATCGTTATATAAACTATTCATTAAAGTTTTTAGCTGATCTTTATTTAAATCAGTATTTACACCATCTATATAACTTGCCATTAAGTCAGTCGTATTTTCTATATCTTCCACATTAGTCAGTACATTCTCACCCAAGAATTCAGAGAAATTTTCAGCTATTTTTATATCATGTGTCTTTAGCTCTGATATTCGTTCAATAAATTTGTCAAACATAAATGGGTTCGACTTATTACCCACAATTACTTTAACAAATTTATCTATACATGTATTTATATCATAATTTTTATAATCGTAATTTGTATCATCGTACTGAATTTTTTCAAACATTTTTAATGGATTAGCAATTCTTTCTATTTCTTGTGTATCTGTGTCAAATATATGAAAATATTTTTGGTCACCAGCATCAGCCCAAGTGAATTCCATTTGGCATCCTAAGTATCTAATATTACCTTGTTGTGAACTTGCATGATAATGACCAGACAAACATAAATCATAATGCTTAAATGGTTCTACACCCATACCATGACCAATAGGTTGTTTAATACCCCTCATCATTTCAAATCCTTGCAATTCTAAATGCGCCATCATTATACCTTTATTCTTTGCAATAAACTCCATTGAATGGTCATAATTAGTTGCATTAATCCAAGGTACTAAATGTATATCCAATCCATCATAATTTATTGTGGAAGGTTTCATTATAATATTAATATTTTTTGTATAATAACCTAATAGTTCTTTTAAAGAACAAAGATCGTTTGTGTTCTTATGAAATACATCATGATTCCCTGGAATTATATCCATCTTCATACCCATTTGTGTCATAGGCTCAAGAAAATGTCTTCTGTTTTCTCTTAATGCTTTAAAGTTTACAAACTTACGATGGTCATAATAATCACCTAAATGGATAATCTGTTTTATTTTATTATTTTTACAGTAAGGAAAAAATATTTCTTCATAAAATCTTCTTTGAAAATTTATGAATACTTCAGAAGAATTCCTGACACCTACATGAGTATCATTTAATAATGCTATCTTCATTTAACTGGGTCTCCTTTAAACCAAACCACTAAACT